ACTGCGGACGTGTTATGAAATATGTTCGCAGTTATTCCCGCCCGAAAAAGGACGGCGCGGTCAAAGACTACTACAATTATAAATGCCCGACAAACATCGAGCTTGGAGACACGGCATGCCCCAAAAAGAACATCCGCGCCGATGACCTTGATAAAATCGTGTTGAGCGTTATTCGAAAGCAGATGGACCTGTTCCTTGATACGCAAAAAACGCTGCTCGGCTTGATTGCTTTGGAGAAAGAAAAAGCAAAGCACAGTGTGCCGATAAATCGTGTCAGGGAACTGCAGGATAAACTTGACCAAAAGAAAAAGCTGTTTTCCCGGTTGTATATCGACTTCAAGGACGGCATACTGACGCAGCAGGAATATTTGCTTGCCAGAGATGTCTATCAAAAGGAAATCGCCGCATATGAAAGCGAATTGCAGGAGCTTCAGGCAATCAAAACAAAAACCAAGGTGACTGAAACAGGCGCCCGAAAATGGAATCGGCTCATTTCACGTTATTATAAAGCAGAAACGGTGACCAAAGAAATGGTTGAAGCAATGATCGATGAGATCAGATTTCACGCCGACGGCTCTTTGGATATCCGGTTCAAATATATGCCTGAGTTTGAGGAAATGTTCAGGGAGTGCGAGCGAATCAGAAAGGAGGTTGCCTGAATGCAAAAAAATCATATTGCCGTGTATCTCAGGCTGTCGCTTGAGGACACCGGTGCGAACGATGAAAGCAACAGTATCACGGCTCAGCGAGGTATCATCGCTCAGTTCATTCAAGAGCAGCCTGAGCTTGCTTCTATGAAGACGGTCGAGTTCGTCGATGACGGATATTCCGGGACGAATTTCGACCGTCCCGGTTTTAAGCGCATGATGGCGATGGTGCGCTCCGGTGATGTTTCCTGCATCATTGTGAAAGACCTTTCCAGGTTTGCGCGAAATTATATTGAAGCCGGCGATTACCTTGAGCACATCTTTCCGTACCTCGGCATCCGGTTTATTGCGGTCAATAACCATTACGACAGTAGTAAGTTTATCGGGACAACCGGCGGCATTGATGTTGCCTTCCGGAACTTTATGTATGAGATGTACAGCGTTGATATCTCAAAAAAGGTAAAAGCATCACAGCATATGCTGATGAGAAGCGGCAGGTATGTCAGTCATTGCCCGTATGGATACACAAAGATCAAAGGGCAAAAGCACCACATGGTGCTGGATCCCGAAACTGCGCCGGTTGTGCGAGATATTTTCCTGTGGGCTATTGAGGGA